AACAAATAATATCACCTGTTTCTACTGTGTTTCTGTTTACTTCTTCATAACCTAAATCTGTTATTTGTTGTAGTACATCTATGCCTTCTGCTACTCTGTTTGCACCTCTTCGGTCAGAATATGTTTTGAATAGTTTAGCATAGTTGTCTGGATCTTTCCAGTCTGCCCATATCTTTAAAAAATCATACATCAACCAATGACAATCACTTACACCCCAAGTGAAAGGTTGATGTAGTTTATTTTGTGTCCATTTGTCTAATACTGTTATGCTCTGCCCCATTTTACATCCTTTTGTGTGTCAGTTACTTTTGCAAAAAATGTATCAGTCTGCCCTGAAGGAGCAAGAATATTTTGCTCTGTGTCATTTGTATGACGACCTGCTTGTGCTTCAAAGTCTGACCAATGTGAACTTGCACTAACTGATAGTGTTGCTGTTTTTGATTGAAAGTCTTCCAATACTCTTGGTTGATCCAATCTACCATCGAATACTAAAACAGGATCACCAACAATATTATATTGATTATCAATGACTGCTCTACGAACAAGTACTCGTCTATCAATATAATCAAAGTCAAGAAACAACTTTACGTTAGCAGTATCTATACCTGATAAAGTTAAGTTAACTGTTTCAATCTTTATTTCGTTTTCTTCTTGAATATCACTTACACCTAAAACACCTCTTGAACTAAGATAAGTGTCAGAACCATCACCATCATTAAATGCTAAATCTACTGGTGCATCTGTTAAATGAACATCTGATCCACCTATTGATTTGAACTCAATAAGATTAACAATATTGATACTATCTTTTGCTAGTTCTGTGTCTGTTGCTGATACTGTTGTTCTTGGCATTAGATACTCTCTCTAAACTTGATTGTTGATAGTTTGTATAAATCATCCGCTGTTACAGTGTAATCTAAAAAGTCATCTTCTAAAAATGCTCTGACTAAAAAGAAGTCCCTTCTATCTTGTAAGAAGTTATCTGTGTCTAGATAAAAGTTTGTAGATGCTGTTAATAATGGCGGTTCAATACGTAGTTCTGTTCTACCATATTGGTCTGCCGCTCCTGACTGAACAACTTTGTAAATCTTCTTTTGACCTTGAATAGTAAAGTGTGTGCCTGCAGGTATAGTAGTAGTTGCTGAATCTTGAAAGCCATCTACAACTACTTCATTTGATCCTACTCCAGCATTTGCTATAAGTACTGGTCTTCTTGACATGATGATACCAGGATCTGCACTTTCGGCACCTAAATGTTTGATTGCATTTGAAGGTATGTAAAGTTGTATTTCGTGTGTTGCACCTTTGTATTTGTCAAATAGATTGATTACTTCTTCTGCTTCTGTTTGTGTCATTACAGGATAATCAAACTCAAATGTAAATCTATGTGCACCTGTACCTACTGTTTTAGTTTTAAGACTTCTTGATTGTGTTTTTAAAACAGGTCTTTCTACACCTACTCTTACACTTTGTGGATTAGTACTTGGCTTCCAGTTACGATTAGTATAATCTCCAGTAGAATCATCTAACTGAAAGTCTGTATTAGGATTGACTGCTGATGCTGTTATACCTTCACCAAATGCAAATGCTTCTGAATAAAAGTTATCTGGCAGATTTGAACCTGCATCAAACTCTTGTGTAGCATCTGTAATATCTACTGTTGCTCTTTTACCTACACCATTTGCCGCCGCTGTGTTGGCTCTGTAATATACTCTTGCATTTCTAAAAGTTGTTGGTGCTGAAACACTTGAGTTACGAATAAATGTTAACTGTGTATAATCTGAACTATCAGGATAGTTATATCCTCCTGGACAACTTACGCCTGCCGCATCATTTCTTGCAGTAGGTGTAATAGCAGTAACTTTACCGCCACTTATAGTTACAGAGAATACGCCTTTATCTTTTGCAAAGTATTGTTCATCTGCACTACCAGTTCCAAATGTATTTGCTACATAACTTGTATCATCACCGTGTGGGTTCTGTGTAGTGTGAAAAGTTTCATCATCATATAAAAGTCCTGGTGCAGTATCTTTTCCTACAGTTGTATTCACTGTTGCGTTTGCTGTATCAATCGCTGTTACTTGACCACTACTGTTCAAAGTTAATCGTCTTGCAAAGTCATCTTTTTCAAAAGTAGAGTCTGCTCCTAAGAAGCCTCTTGTTTTGAATGATGATGCAGGCGCACCATCAAAACCAAAGTTTTTATCATCGTGAAATATTGTTTCTACTTGTCTTGCAACTCTGGCGTTAGTTATTGAAACAGTTCCTGTTGCTTGTGTATTCTTAATAGTTGGGTTATTGTTTGAACGTGTTGTAATATTTTTACCACCATATATTGATTGATAAAATCTTCCGTCTGCTGTAGGCAAAGTACAAGTAATAGATTGTGAACTATCATATCCTGCACCTTCTGTTGCTACTGTTGCCGATGCTAATGAGAAAGGCCCTTGAAAGCCTGTTACACCTACTGTTGCACCACTATCATCTGTAACGTTTGCAGTAGAGTTACCTGTTACACCTACACCTATAGTTCTTACTACAGGACAAGCACGTGCAAAGTCTAGTGTCCAGTTACATAATCTATGAAAAGCAACGTTATATATTTTTGTGGCACCTGTTGCACTTTCACTTGTTGAGTTGTAAGTTACTTTGAACTGAAAGAAAGCACAACCCCATCCTATCAACTGTGATGTTCCATTTTTAGCAATCTGTAGTTTGTTTGAAGTTAGATTTAGTTTTATTCCAATACTATCACTTGGAGCACTATTATAGTTTTGCCAAGATTGATAAGTTCCGCCTGTGCCTTCTCTAAACGTTATTGTTCCGCCGTCTGATGTTGTTGAACCTGCTGATAATCCATCTTCCATTGCTTCAAAGCCTGTTAAGTCAAAATCACTTGGTAGATAAGAACTATCTGTTGCTTGTAAATCTGCTATAGGAATATCTGTAAAACTTGTAGGTGCAGACCATTTAGTTGGTTGATCCGCAAAGTGAGGAAACACTAATCCAAATGCAGGAGTAACATCTGAACTATCTCCAGACATATTATTACTTTGTCCTGAGAACCCTACGCCTGCAGAGATATGTGTTACTGCACATTTTGTTGATGTTAAACTTGATGAACCATTTACAACATTTGAGTTTGCGTGAAATGTAATAGTTCCTGTGTATCCACCTGCTGTTGCACCATAAACACTTTTACTTGTTAGTTCTGCTTCACTTGGTGTTAACAAAGTTTTCATTTCAACATCTTGTTTAGTAGAACTTGCTGATGTTCCTGCTTTACCATCTTTATCTGCTCTAATATGTGTATCACCTGGTGTTGATAGTCCCATAGGATAATGTAAGTTCATTGCTAATACTGAACCTGATGTATCTGTTCCTTTACCACCATCTACTTCAAATGAGAAGCCTGTGATATCATCACTATCAATACCTGAGTTTGCTGTATTAACATCTACAAAGTCTACAGTACTGTCGTTTGTAAAATCTGCATATGATATAAAACTTGATGATGCTAGTGTGGCAGATATTTGTGCTGTAATATCATTTGCTATTACACCTGCTGTATCAGCCGGTGCATTACAGTTTACACTTGTTGGTGCATTAACATAATGATGTCCTGCACTTGTTAAACTTACTGCACTTGCACCATTACCTGGATCTTCTAATATCTTGTAAAGTCCTGGTGTGTTTTTCCAGAAGTCTTGTTGAGACATTGTATATCCATTGTTCTCGTAAGTATCTTTGATTGCTTTTGGTATAAAGCCTGTAGAGAAGTTTAAGAAACTATCAAGATAGTCTTCTACTTTTTCTGCCATTTGATGTTTTGTTAAAGTTGCTGGATTTTGTTGTGATGATGCAATGATCCCTGCATCTTCTAATGCGTTTGCTAAACTTTCAAATGTTGTTAAGAAAGGAAACTTTCTTATAATAGCATTTGAATCGTTACTTGCCGCCGCATATAATGTTGGATATCCATTCTTAAGTGTTTCATCCATTAATGTTGATGCTGTTGCATTTTGAAAAAGTTGTGATGCGGCTACTGATAATAATGCTACCATTCTTTACTCCTTTATCCTAACGGTCCCGCTGTTGCTCTACGATTAAATGCTTCTTGAACAACGCCAGTTATAACTCGTTTGTTTTGTATTAAGAACTCTGTACCTGTTTGTGTATCAATAGCATTGATAGTAAAGTTTACATTTACTTGGTCACCACCAGAGTCCATACCTCTTATTGTTTCATTTGATAATACTTGTCCAGAACGTCCAGGCATAAACAGTTCAGGCCCTCTCTCACCTACAACAATAGGCTTACGTCCTGATGCAACATTACCACCATTTGCAAATAGTCCGCCTAATAACATACCTGCTCCTGCAAGTAGACCAAATCCACCTAATGATGCACCTCCACCAAGTAGACCAAATAAACTTCCTATACCACCACCAGCACCACCGCCTCCGGCAAATGATCCTGCTATAGCACTTGATATGTTTTTAAGTAAAGGCTTGACTAAAAACTCTTGTGTTAATGTATTTACTATTGTCTTAACTACTGATAGAGCGATATCTTGTAGACCTTCGAACCCATCTTTTAGTCCTAAGAATACATCTGTTAGTGTATTTGATATACTTCCAGATAGTCCATTTAGTCTTTCTTCTAAAATATCGGCAGTAGTTTTTGTTGTTTTTTCTATTTCTTTATTTGATTCTTTTGTTGCTTCTTTTACTTTTTCTGTTTTGTCTCTAACAATACCTAGAATACGTTCTATTCTTTTTAATGATTCTGTATATTCAGCACCAGTAATCTCACCTCTTCTGAACATTGCGTTTAGGTCATTTTGTGCCCTCATAGCAAAGTTTGTTTGTTCAACATTGGATCTTGCACCTTGTACTGTATCATTTAAGAACTTTGCATATCCTTGTAGTTTTATTGCGGCGTTAGTTGTTGCTTTTGCACCGTCATTAACTGAATCATTTACTTTATTTTGTGCTACTGTAAAATCTTCTAAAACACCTGATGCTTCAATATATTCTTCTTCTAAAGTTTTTACTGCTTCTAGTTCTGCACGATTGGCAACAACTCTTTCTTCAATAGCACCTATAACAACATCATATGCACCTTTGACATCATTCAATAAAACTTCTGCTTGTTCTATTGTCATATCTTTTAGTTCTACTAAGGCTGGTAATGCTGTTCCAGTAACAAAAGCCGCCGCAGATCCATATGTATCTTTGATAGCATCTCCTACTTGACCTACTCTATCTACATCAAATATATCTGATGTGTCTATCAAGGATATACCTGAATCTTCAAATCCTTTTTTGAAACTCTCTGAAAAACTAAAGCCTGTTTCTTCACCTACTTTGTCAAATGCTTTTTTAAACTCAAAGTCTGCTAACAAACTCATTGCTTCAAATATGTTTCCAAACTTTTTAACTATTGATTGACCGAAACCTTCTGCAACACTTACAACACCTTTAAATGCACCTATAAAGAAGTTAGGTAACTGTTGAACAATATTTTTGATTTGTGTGAAACTTGCTATAACTGTATTGACTACAAAGTTGAATCCATCAACAAAGCCTTGTCCTACCCTTCTCATAGTTTCTGCTACAGGTGATGAACTTTCTGCAATAAAACTTCTTACACTTGTGATAGCATTGAATACAAGTTCTCTGACAAATACGAATGCATCATTGAACCCAGACATTATTCTGTTACCTACATCGACAACAACTCCTGGTATTGCTACAATAATATTCTTAACATTTGTGATAGCACTGTTTACTACTTCGCTTACAAATGAAAAAGCAGATCCAAATGCATCTCCTATGATGCCTCCTAATGCTTTTACTACTTCACCTAACGATGCAGTTGTATCACCAACATTAACCATAGTATCTTGAAAGAAATGAAAGGCCGCAACTGCCGCCAATACTACTGCACCAATAATACGTAATGGTGTAATAACTTTCAAGGCTACTCTGCCTATTGTTCCTAACATACCTGCTAATGATTGTGATGCTTTTACGGCACTTGACATACGTACAACAAGATTTGTAAATGATCCTGCAAATCTTACGGCTATGAAAGCAAGAGCGGCGTTTCTAACTAACTCAATATTATCAGCAAGTATACTAATACCTTGTGCTGTTACTTTGATTGCTTCACCTAAACCTACACCTATTGATTTTTGTAAATCTTCATTTTGTCTGATAAGGTCAGTTATATCTTCGATTGCACCTTTCAATGCAGGTCGAAGTTCTTCACCTATATTAACACTTGCTTCGAAGAAAGCACCTGATAAGTTTGATATTGATTGGTTGAGTGTGTCTGCGTTGGCGGCAGCCGCTCCTCCAAACATACCACCTTCTTCACCTAATGCTCTAAGTTGTTCAACTAAACTTTGTGATGATGTTGCTATCGCAACTTGGTCTTCACCGATACGAGCAACAAACTGGTCATTCTCTCTAGCAACTTTGATACCAAACTCTTTAAGTCTTTCAAACTCACCAGTCAAGGCATCTGCAACTGCTTCACCTAACTGTGCAAAACTTTTACCAGAACCTGTAGCAATGTTTGAGAATGCTGTTAAGGCTTCTGCACTTGTATCCAATCCAAATCGTGAGAAGATAGTAAATGCTTCTGTAATGTCTGCTAAATCTTGTGGTAGATTGTTTGCTAAATCTTGTAGTCTGGCAAGTTCAGCATTTGCTTTTTCTTGTGATCCCAAGAACGTTGTAAGAACAGTTCTGTATCTTTCAAATGCACGATACTGACCAACAATACCTTGTACTACTGCACCTGTGGCAAACGCCGCCGCGGCACCAGCCGCAAGTCGTAATGTGTTTGTAACACCTTTAGCGGCTCGGTCTAGGTTTCTTAACTGTTGACTTGCTCGGTCGTTGAGTGCTACCGTGATGTCTATGTCTGCCATCTTTATTCTGCTCCTCGTAGTATGCTATCCAGTAACACAGTTCTGTAAAATCCATCTCCAATACATCTTGGATCTTACAACCTCTTCTATCTGCAATATAGAAGATTGTTTTTAACTGGTTACTGGTTTGGAGTTTTTTCTTGCCTTCTCCGTAGTCATTACTTCGTCTTCGTTAATATCATTCATTGCATTAACGATTTTGACAAGTACATTTGGATCGACAGAGTTCATCATTTCTGCTTTTTGATGGTCAGAAAAAACTCTTTTACCTTCTTTATCAAGACATCTATTAATAATCATTTGAACTAGTGCTTCACCAGTTTTACCTGAGTTTTGTAGTTCAAGTACTTTTGATTCTGCCTTGAAGTTTGAACCTTTTTTGTAATAGAAAGTGGTATCCCACTCATCTATATAAAAACTGTGTAACTCGCCGCTCATCACATCCATAAAGTGTGATTTTGCTTTGTCTAATATTTCTTTACTCATTGTTGTTCCTTTCCTTTATCTTGTTCTGCGTGATTTACGCTTTACTTTATCTACTATCCTACGTTTTAATGGTTCTATATTAGGTTCAATAAAACGTTGATTGTCTTCCACAAATGATGCATAGTCGGCTTTGTTGGATATAGTTGATCCTTTACGATTCCGCTTTCTGCTCCATTGTGACCTTAAAAAGCCAGTGTCTACAGGAGTATCTCCTTTGATACGTGGGATAAACTCTCTTGATGCCTCAGAAATAGACTCCAAGATTTTTCTACGTATGTCAGGCATTTTCCCTTTGACACTGACTCTTATCATTTATTATGCACCGTTATCGTTTGCAGTACCGTTGATTTTTGTAATCGCACCTGTTCCAGTGAACGTGATTGATGCTTCTACCATACCATCTACTGAAGATGAGATAGTTCTTGAAGTAATCAATGCAGGAAAACTGTAACCGATTTCATACAAATCATCACCTGTTGGCCAGAAGTTAACAGTAACTTCAGTTGATCCTGGTTGAGTATCTGCGATACCACCTGAACCAGTTGAAGAAGTTTTGTCATCGTGGTTTCCTGGAGATGAAGGTTCATCTGCTGTCCAGAAAACTTCTGCTGAGCCAGATACTGATTTAAACGTTGGCTTATTGCTTCTAAATGCAACACCAGTTACACTCATTGTTGTTGCATCGATAACTTCTTGTGTTTCTTCGATTGAGAAAGAACGCAAAGATGCCACCGCTGTACTTCCAATGTAGATTGTACCAGTGCTACCACTATAGATTGTGTTTGCCATTGTTGGTCTCCTATTATGTTAAGTGTTTCCACGAGAGTAAGTATATTGTATACCAACTCTGATTGTTTGAGCCAGTGTTGGATAAGAAGAAACTTCCATCTCCCCCACTTCTAATACTTCAGTTGTTTGAGCCTTACTATCTCTCTTTCTATCTGCTTCTAGTTTTTCTTCGATAGCCTCGATGATATCTGCAAGTTGTTCTTCTGATTTCTCAGTTTTACTTTTGCCTTCAATATGAACTGTGATAGCGACTTCTAGAGTTGCTAAACGCCACTCCATTGCGATATCTTCTTTAGTTTCATTTTCAACATTAACCTGTACGAAAGGATATGCTGTTCTGGCAAGTCTTGCAAAATCACCTGGCTTTTCGCTTACTTTTCCGATACGAGGACTAGTAATCGTCTTGAGTTTAGTTATTACATCATTGATTATGTCTTTACGTACTGAAGGCATTATCTGTATAACCTATCTTGACGAATATAGTCTATTTCATCGATACTGTATGTTCCAGAACCATCATCATCATAAGAGATACCGGCGTTCAAAACGTCTTTAAACTCTTC